AATACGGTTTGATGTACCTGGCATATTCAGGTAGTGTTTTGTCTTTGTAGTGTTCGCGCATTGCGAGATCTTGTAGGTCTTTTAGTGTCATGGTTTTTAATATTTAGTTTTTATTCCGAAGTCAGCAGGTATTTCGCCATATTCAGAAGTGTACCATTTTTCTACACGTATCTTTTTTGCTACAATTAAATCAATACCATCAAATTCAATTTCAAACTGTCTTAATTTCTCTTCAACCCTATCTGTGTATTCTCTTGCTTTTTTGGTCTTATCGTTAATAGGTAGTGCTGAATTGCTTTTTTTCCTCTTTATCCATGATATTGCTGTTTGAGAATCTGAGTAAACTATTCCATATCCATTATTATATGCGTACAATATCGCATGCCCTAATCCGATAAACTCTGCAATATTATTTGTTGCAACACCTATTTTTACGTTAAACAGTATTTTTCCTGTTCTTAAATCTACTCCTCTATATTCTGACGGACCTGGATTTCCCCTGGTAGATCCATCTACTGCGATTCCTAATTTTGGTATTTCCATAATTAATATTTTTTTAAAAAAAAAAATCTGGTAAATAATATCCACTTTTTTTCAGATTATATCCTTCGTATTCATAATAGTATTTTATTCCAATAGCATCAAAAAAAACTCCCCATCGGGCTTCTGTTCGACTTCTGAATAATATTCCATTGTACAAAGTTTGTATTACTTTTATTTCCATTTTTTAAATTATTAGGTGTAAAGCAAATTTTACACTTTTTTTACACTTACTTTACAGTTTATTTATTTGATATTCATTTAGTTATAGCGTTTTTTTACACTTTTTTACTGTAAAGTAAGTAAAATAATTTTTTTTTATTTTTTTCGCTTTTTTTTTTCGCTAATTTTTTTTTTTTTTAAATATAGGCGCTTTACAGTAAAATTTTACACTTTTTGCATTTAAACTATTGATATTCATATATTTAATGTGTCAAATAGGTGTAAAATTAGTGTAAAGCTACTTTACACTTTCTGTAAACTCTTTTATCCAATTATTGATAGTTTGTCGGCTTACATTTAACTGATCCGCGACCTTACTGCGATTAACTTCAGGATTTGTTTTATATAGAATTGCAAATTTTTCTTTATTGGTTATTTTGCCACTATATTTCAGTAAATCAATCATATCTGACCTTTCAAGTGCATCGAATTTATTTTTTTTAGCCATTTTTATAAAATAATCTGATAACAGTTCGGCTCCCTCTACTGATTTTTTTTCTATATAATTTACCTTTATTTTATTATCAAACGCGGAATATAAAAAATTAAGCAACAAACTAAAACGGGCTACATATGATTTTTGTTTAGGTAAAATACTTTTCATATATTCATTTTCAGTCTCTGAGTTTTGCATGTCGGTAATTTTATTAAATATTTCTACCCATTTCTTTTTTGCATCAGATAAAAAAACTGCGTTAGTTGGTTTTACATTTCCTAAATCATCATATCTCATAAACTGATTTTTAACTACATCAAAAAGACCAATTACAGTTTCAGAATACCACTCTAGTATATCATCTGACATTTCATTATCATTATATTTTTCTACCTCTAAATCAGGATAGCACAATAAAATTCTATCTATAAAACCATTTTCTTTATTCTCAGGCGTGTAATGCATAGATAATATTGAAGGTTGTACACCTCCTAAAATAGGAACAAATGCATTAGGAACATATGCGCTTCTGGCCACTTTTCTATTCAGCATAATACTTTGATTGCTCCAACATGATAAATAAGTTTCCAAATCCGAACCAGGCCTATATTTATTAAGGTCTTTTATCCATCCCGAAAGTTCATCCCTCAAAATACCTATTCCATTTTTATTCTGTTCATGATGATCAAAAAAACTTTCTATTGTTATATCACCTACAATAAACTGTCCTTTTTTCGGTTCCTCTACCTCTGGAACATTTTCTTTTTCTTTTTTTGTTAATTCGTTATACTCTTTATATTGTTTATACTTTTCATTATATCTTATTATTTCTCTATCATTTACTTTTAATAATGGAAAAGTCATTGCATGTATATTATGTGTTTTCCCTATTCCTGCCCTCCCAACTATAGCGATCCATAAAACACCAGCTTCTACCCATCCTTTTTTTATTTGTATTTTAAAAGCATTCCCAACGCATAGGCTAAGGACCCATAAAAAAGAACAACCTAAATAATCTATACTAGCATTTAATGTTTGATGAACTTCAATAATATATCTTTGTATAGGTTCTGGAAAAATTTGAATAGGAAAATCATCGGTCAGGTTATAATTAATATCATACAATTTTTCAGGTTCTTTTTTGTAATTTTTCAATCTGGACCCGTATCCCTCTTTGTATAGTTGTTTAGCTGCATCTGAATAATTTCCGTTATGTTTTTGTATTGTGTATATTGAAAAAGCACTTAGTAATTTTTCATGCGGATAACGTGTGCCTGTACTAAATAAATATAAACATTGACTGTCTGTGAATATAGATCCGGAGGTTGGATTTGATGAACCATTTCTTTTTACTACTATTCTATCACTTAACTTTTTGACAATAGTAAATTCATCTCTTATTAAATCCCATACAGAAACTTTACTATCATAGTCCTCCCAAACAGGAACATCAGCTTCATTATATTTTTGTGATACTTTTATAGAATCGTTTTTATTTTCATCATCAACATAATTATATATTTTACAAGCATCAATTAACGTGTCCCTGTCTTCAATAGAAATGTACCTTATATTTCTATAACTATTTCCTAAAATAAACTTATTATAAATCCAAACATAACCACCTCTTCCCCTGGTCTCTATAATCGCACTTGTCATTCCTTTTAGTGTGGCTAATTTTTTATTTCCCTCTATTTTTTCACATTTGTATAAAATATGATAACCAGAATTGACAGTTTTTACGATAACAAATTTATCGTCAAAATCTTCAATATTATCCTTTACAAATGATAAAAATTCATTCCAGAATTCATCCCTTTTTGTAACATTATCAAATACCTTCAAATCAACATCAACAACCTCTAAATTATCATATCCCGTGAGAATACCTACACCGCGAGTAGGATTTACACCTTCAATGTTATAACACTTCGTGAAAGTTTCCCTATCCATCGGTTTAGTTTGATATTCTTTCCATTTTATATTAGGTATCTTATTATCACCAACAGTAATAAGACTAAAATTATCTTGCAATAACTTTAAACACCTATTTATATCAGGCTTATGTTGATTAATAAGACTAAAATTATCTTGCAATAACTTTAAACACCTATTTATATCAGGCTTATGTTGATTAGGATTATTCATTATGATCACATATTAAAAAAGCCCTCCAGGTGGTAGCAAAACACTAATCCATGAAAGACAAGTATTCCACCTGGGGGCTTATATTTTTTATAAATGTGTTTCGATTACCCATGAATTATGTTTTGCTTATACAATATAATAAAAAATAATTCATTAAAACAAATAATATTTTTACAATTACAAATCTGACGCTCAATTATTTAAAAAAATTCCAAACAAATCGGATACAATTACACCAGATACGCCCCGTTTCCTCCCCATCTCCACCCGATCGCATCTATCCCGAATCCGTTTACATACGATTTCGGCATATGTGAGTGTAGGATTTGCTTTTAATTATGTACATGATTGTGTATTTATATGTCTACATTGTCAGGATAAACGCAATTGCGTTTATATATTGTTATCGGCAACCATTTAAAAGCCGCTTACGTTCAACGTCTTCCAGACACTCATTTGCCTTTTTCATAAATTCTGAATTTTCATCAGGATAAGGTAATTCAAATTCAGTACCTCTCAACTCATCGTATTGGTCAAGTATAAATAATTCTTCGTGACAATTTGTGCATCTACCTGAGTACACTTTGCATCCGCAATCTTCGCAATATTCTGCCATAATTTTAAATATAAACGGTTGCTAACACATGGTATAAAAAATTGCGGGTGTGTCGCAGTCCGTAGGTTTGTAATTCTAATTTACTTTTGTTGTAGGTTGAAAAGTTTTACCATCTAATCCGCAACTTTTCATACCATAATACGTTATCGGCAACCCTATAAAAGGCGTTGCTGACTAATTTCATTGTGAAAACGTTTATCTGACTGCTCACACATTGTTTTATCAATTTCAAAACCGACAAAATCAA